AAGAAAAAAAACTTGCTAACAAAGTTGCAAAATGTAAAACACCAGATGATGTAATTAAACTTGCAATTGAGATTTCTGGTTATCATAAAAAGAAATCAGAAAAAGATAAAAAAGATGAATTAACTATTATTGTTCCTAATAATGCTCCTAAAAACGAAGATGAAGACTCTAACAACAATGAGGAGTCTTCATCTTCAGATTCAGATGTACAAGAAATTGATACTCAAAATGATAGTGATGAGTCTGATACAACAGATCAAAAAGATGCTGATGGTCAATCAGATGATAAAGAAAAAGAAGATGCACAAGGTCATGTTGGTGACAAGGGTGCAGGTCTTGGTGCTAAAGGTGACTTACTAAAATCTCATACTGATGGTGCGTATCAATCAGCAATGGATGGTCATAATAATCACGATGCAAAAGATAGAAGTTATGTTAAGATGCCTTCTGGTCTTATCTTAAAAAATTTAATTATACCTTACAAAACTATATTATCAGATTTAAAAGAGCATTATAAAAATGATGGTCAAACCGCTAATGATTATATTGACTCTGAATATACTAAAATGTTTAATGATAACAAAAAAGTAGTTCAGTATATGGTAAAAGAATTCGAAATGAAAAAACAAGCAGATTTATATAAGAGAGCAAATATTTCTAAAACTGGTGTTCTTAATATGAGTCAGTTACATACTTACAAATACAATGATGACTTGTTTGCAAAAATAACTACTTTACCTGGTGCAACTAATCATGGAATGGTCATGTACGTTGATTGGTCTGGTTCGATGAGTGATAACATGTCATTTACTTTAAAACAATTATACAACTTGATTTGGTTTTGTAACAGAACAAAGATACCATTTGTTGTTTATGCATTTTCTGATAGAGAGCATAGAAGAGGTGATGATGTTAACTCTAGTCAAAAAGCAATAATCGGTGAAATGGATTTAGAGAATCTTAAATTATTAGAATTGTTTAGTTCTAATATGACTAAACAAGAACAAGAAGAGCAAATTAAAAACTGTATGAGAATGTGTTTTATGTGGAGTTACAGACATGATAGTACGTTTGAAGGTAGATATTTTGATATAAGTTATGTAATGGACAAGTACAATTTAGGTGGTACGCCACTTAATCATACTATTGCGTGTGCAGCTCAACTCATTGAAGACTTTCAAATGAAAACTAAAGTTCAAAAAACAAATGTGATATTTTTAACTGATGGTGATAGTCATTATTCTAGTTACTATTTTGATTACAAAAAAAATTGGAAAGGTGATGATGAGTTTGGTCATGTCGACCTTCCTTATGATAATGACGTAGTTTACTCAGATAAAAAAAGAGGTGTCAAAATGGTTCAAGAAAATGGTGCGTATTACAGAGGTTGTAATCAGACTATAACTCTTTTAAAGTTTCTTAAAAAACAAGTTCCTAATATTAATGTCGTTGGTTTCTTTATCGAAGGTAGAGGTAGACATGGTAGAGTTAACGTTGATACTATTTGCAGAAAAATGGGTTGGTCTAGAGGTTCTGACGAGCAAAAGATTTTAGATGCACAAAAAAAACTAAGAAAAGAAAAAGTGTTAGTATGTAAGACTCAAGGTTATGATGAGTACTATATCTTACCAAGAGGTCCTAAAAATTCAGATGAGGAAGAGACTCTTGAAATAGTTGAGGGTGCAAAATCGAATCAGATACTAAAAGCATTCAAAAAAGCAAGTGGTGCTAAGACAGTAAATAGACAATTACTTAACAAATTCATAGATATGGTGGCGTAAATGATTGATATTACTAGCTTATTTGATCAGATTATATGGTTGACAATCAACACTATACTATGTTATTATTAATAATGAAAGAGAGGTTATATTATGTTAACACCCAATAAACAAAAATTTATTGATGCTGCTTCAAAACATTTTGGAGTCGGTGCAATCGTTGGAAGAAACGAGATCAATGAGTTTGCAGCTAACAATGGATTTTCAAATCCTAGTTGGTTCAAGAAACCTACTTACAAAGTAGGTCATGGTAAATATCAATTACCAACGGATAATGCTGATGCTAATGTTGAGACTAAGGAAGTTTCGCAATCAGCTGTTTCTAACAATACTGACAATGCAATGTCAGTTAATTTAATTGCCACAAACGCAGGTTCTGAGAAGTTAGTACCTTCTAAGTTTAAAGGATTTGTACCTTGGGGTCATTACTCTACAATCAATCAGATTGTAAAGTCTGGTATGTTCTACCCAGTTTTCATTACAGGTTTATCTGGTAATGGTAAAACTCTTATGGTTGAACAAGTTCACGCTGCTAGTAACAAAGACTTAATCAGAGTCAATATTACAATTGAAACTGACGAAGATGATTTGTTAGGTGGTTTCAGACTTGTAAATGGTGAGACTAAGTTTGTTCCTGGCCCTGTGGTCGAGGCAATGGAAAAAGGTTGTACTTTGTTACTTGACGAGTGTGACCTAGGTTCTAACAAGTTAATGTGTTTGCAACCAGTATTAGAAGGTAAAGGTGTTTATCTTAAAAAAGTTAACAAATGGATTACGCCAAAAGCTGGATTTAATATTATTGCGACAGCGAATACCAAAGGTAAAGGTTCAGAGGATGGTAGATTTATCGGTACGAATGTTTTGAACGAAGCATTTTTAGAAAGATTTGCTATCACAATCGAACAACCTTATGCTAACAAAAAGACCGAAGAGAAGATTATACTTGGGTCTATGGACAAGTATGGTAAGTCTGATAAGAAGTTTGCACAAAACTTATGTACTTGGGCAGAGGTTATTAGAAAAACTTTTTACGATGGTGGTGTAGATGAAATTATATCTACTAGAAGACTTGACCACATTGTAAAAGCATTTTCTATCTTTGGTGATAAAATGAAAGCAATCGAGTTATGTGTTGCTAGATTTGATGATGATACTAAAGAGTCATTCTTAAATCTTTACACTAAGATTGATGCTGGAGTTACAGTTGACTCTTTAAACTCTGATACTCAAACTCAAGTTGAAGAGGACGAAAAAGAGCCAGAGGAAGAGGACGCTGTCTCTACTATCTAAAAAATTTATTTTAGGGGTTGACTTTTTGAAGGTCAATCCCTATATAAATAATAATGACATGCTCATAAGAGGTGTCAAAATTAAACTTTGCTTAAAATAAGGAGGTACTAATCATGACCAATCTAAGCATATTCAATCAATTAAGACCATTCTCAGTAGGATTTGACGACATGTTCGATCATTTCGACTCAATGGTAAGTATGGCACCAAGTAACTATCCACCATACAACATAGTAAAAACTGATAAGAATAGTTACAATGTAGAAATCGCACTAGCTGGTTTCAACAAAAAAGATATATCAGTTGAAGTAGAGAATGGTATATTAACCATCGAGTCTATCAAAGATAAAGATACAAAAGAAGTTGAAGACAATGATGGTGTCTTGCACAAAGGTATATCTAAAAGATACTTTAAAAAACAATTTACAATTGCAAAAGATGTAAAAGTAAATGGGGCTGAATTAAAAGACGGTCTTTTAAAAGTGTCTATGGAAAGAATTATACCAGAGGCAATGAAACTAAAACAAATTACTGTTAAGTAATATAACCTAAAAAAAGATAAAAGAGGGGTTGACAACGACCCCTCTTTTGTTGTATCTTGAGCTTTATATATTATGAAAGTACATGGTCGTCAACAAGTTGATTCAGAAACTAGAAAACAACTTACATCTATAGAAAAAAAGTTAGACAAGTTAGATACAAAACTTGATAAACATATTGATGAGATATGGACGGTGTATAAACCTATAAAGAAACTATTAGAAAAATTAGAGAGATTTAAATTATGGTAAAAGTATTCGATTTAGAACCAGGTGGTTTAAAAGATGGTGGACAAGCTAAACTTAATGAGGAAGAGTCTGCCAAGTTCAACAAAGAACAAGAATTAAAAAAGAAACACGAAGAGACTAACAAAGGTCTTGGTATAGAATTAAGAAATAAAATATCTGCGCCTATAATGCGTGTAGAATTTCCTAATGAGATATTAGAAGAAATAAAGGATGGTATTGGTAATCCTACAGATGAATTTAGAAACAATTTAGAAAACATTTTTAAACAAATTGCTAAAACATTTCTGAAAAAAACTTACACACTAGAAAAACAATTAAAGATAGATTTTAGATTATATCAAAACAATTCTAATGATATCTACGAGCATAAATTAAAAGCATTGTTTTTTACAGATGGTGGTGGTTTATTTAATTTAAAATGGGCAGATGATATAAAAGATCATCCATTAAGACCTTCTAACAATGAAGACGTAACTACAGAGCCAGGTGTACTAATAATATATCCTAGTTATGTAAAATTTAATAAAACACCTACAGATGATTATCTAGAAAAATCACCTGTCATAGAAATAGGTGTTGATTATGAGTGATAGTATTTACAGGTATAGTGAAGATAAAATTTTAAAAGAATTAAAAGAGTATATTGACAGTACCTATAAACAGCACTATTCAAAAAATAAATTTCAAGCAACAGAGTTTATTATGGATAGTGGACACGGTGAGGGATTCTGTATTGGGAACATTATGAAATACGCTCAGCGTTTTGGAAAAAAAGATGGCAAGAATAGAAAAGACTTGCTAAAAGTAATACATTATGGTATAATGGCATTACATAATTTAGATAATGGAGAAGTGAAAGATGAAACTAAGCAACGAGACCATTGGGGTTCTTAAAAACTTTGGTAGTGTAAATCAAAATTTAGTTATCAAAGAAGGCAACACCCTAACTACAATGTCAGCAATGAAAAACATTGTAGCGAAAGCAGATGTTGGTGAGACATTTCCTAAAGAAGTAGCGATATATGATTTGAATGAATTCTTATCATCACTATCACTATTTACTCAACCAGTTCTTGACTTTCAAGATCAATACATGACAATGAAAGATGAGGGTTCAAAAGCAACTCTTAAATATTGGTATTCTGACCCAAGTGTTGTAACAAGTCCTAGTAAGATGATTACAATGCCGAGTGAGGATGTTAAACTTACTTTATCAAGTGAAGACATAGAAAAACTAAAAAGAGCAGCTAGTGTCGTTCAAGCACCCGATATGGTTCTTGAAAAAACTGATAGTGGATGTTCTTTGATGGTTTGTGATAAGAAAAATAATACTGCTAATAATTATGCAATAGATGTAGATTGTGTTTCTAGTGCTAAATCATTTAAGTTCTTTTTCAAAGTAGAGAATATGAAATTATTACCTGGTACATATGACATTGTTATATCGTCAAAAAATATCAGTAATTTTAAAAACTCTTCAAAGAATATTGAATATTGGATTGCATTAGAACCTGAATCAACATATGAGGCATAATTATGGAAACATTTCTGTGGGTCGAGAAGTATCGACCAAAGACAGTAGATGAATGTATATTACCTACTGAACTAAAGAAAACTTTTACAGAGTTTGTAAAAGATAAACACATACCTAATCTTATTTTATCTGGTTCTGCTGGAACTGGCAAAACTACTATTGCAAAAGCAATGGTGGAAGAGATTGGTTCTACTTGGATGTTGATAAATGGTTCTGAGGAATCTGGTATAGATGTTCTACGTACAAAAATCAAAAACTTTGCATCAACTGTATCACTAGAAGGTGGACGTAAGTATATAATTCTAGATGAGGCAGATTATCTTAATCCTCAATCTACACAACCTGCGTTGCGTGGATTTATGGAAGAGTTTCATAAAAACTGTGGTTTCATATTAACTTGTAATTACAAGAATAGATTAATAGAACCTTTACAATCTAGATGTTCTAATATTGATTTTACAATAAGGAATGGTGAGAGAATAAAACTTGCTAAATCTTTTTTTGAAAGAGTACAAGATATTCTTGATCAAGAACAAATAAAGTTTGAACCAAAGGCAATCGCTGAACTTATAAATAAATATTTTCCCGATTGGCGAAGATGCTTAAATGAATTACAAAGGTATTCCTCATCTGGTCAAATAGATGCAGGTATACTTGTAAATCTTTCAAGCGAGAATATAAAAGAGCTTGTTGGTTTTATGAAAGCAAAAGAGTTTACCAATGTTCGTAAATGGATTGTTAATAATTTAGATAATGACCCATCAAGAATTTTTAGAACAATTTATAATTCTTTATATGACAATTTAGACCATAGCACAATACCACATGCAGTTGTTATTATTGCAGATTATCAATATAAATCTGCATTTGTAGCAGATCAAGAAATAAACATGTTGGCGTGTATGACTGAATTAATGTCTCAAGTAAAGTTTAAATAAGATAAATAATGAGTCTATGATGCAAAAAAACGAATGGCATGTCGTCACAGAGTTTGAAAAAAAGATTGCAGAATTCTTTGGAGCACCTTACGCAGTAGCAACGGATTGTTGCACAAATGCTCTTGAGCTTTGTTTAAGATTAGAAAAAAATAAAAAGTCTAAAGAAGTCAAATCAATAACTGTACCTTTTAACACTTACATTTCTGTTCCTAATATGTTAATTAAAAATGATTGGCGTTTTCAATGGGGCGATGTTAGATGGCATGAGTATTATTATTTAACAAAAGAAATAATTGATGCAGCTGTACATTGGAAGAAAAATGGTTATGTGCCAGGTACCAAAATGTGTTTAAGTTTCTTTTATAGAAAACATTTAAGTACAGACAGAGGTGGTATGATTCTTTTAGATAATAAAGAAGATGCTGAACTGTTAAGGTTAATGTGTTATGATGGCAGGTCAAGATCAAGTGTGCCATGGAATGAACAATATATAAGTGTGTTTGGTTATCATTATTATATGACACCACACAAAGCAAAAATAGGATTAAAAAATTTTGAAAAGGTAAAAGACATACCTCGTAAAGAAAAGAATTGGGATTGGTACCCAGACATTCACGAGCTACCTGTCTTTAAACAATTTGGTAATGATGAGAAGTTTAGTATTAGTACAAAGTAATACTGGTCATGGACATATCAGTAGAGCAACAGCATTAGGTGAACACCTAAATGAAAGAGTTATCATAACTCGACCTTTTACAGGTAAATCAAAATCAATAGATTTCTTTGGTAAAGATAAAGAGTATAACGATCTATATCAAGACTATAGAGAGTATAACCCAGATGTAATTATTACAGAGGGTTATCCTTTTGGTCGATATGGTTGGGACCCCTTTTGGACAGAGCAATGGGGTGAGGACTGGCAACACAATGGTATATTAGATATATTAGAACATGCAAAAGAAAATAAAAAAAGAATATATTCACTAGATAGAGACATACCATGGATACAACCAAAAGAAATGTTTTTCTATACAGAAAGACTTAATGAATTTTATGATGGTGTTTTTTTCGCTGGCGATCATAACTTCATAGATGCAACAACTCAGTTACACGATACACCAATGATAGATTGTGAAATACACAATACAGGTTATGTTACATATCCATATAAAAGACCAAGTGTTGATAAAAGAAACGGCATATTAGTATCAGGTGGTGATTGGTATGAACTAACTCATCATTATCAAAGATTGTTTTTACAAGTTAAAGAAAAAATGATGTGGCAAAAAATGTCATTTGTAGTTGGACCAAAGACACCAAAAGATATTAGAATTATGGCAAAGAATAGAGGTATAAACTTAATTGAAAGACCAAGTGTAAATGAGTTTAGAGATTATCTATCAGTACACCAAATGGCTTTTACAATGTTAGGATATATGACTTTTACAGATTTAAATATAACTAAAACACCAGCATTAGTTACACCAAATGAACCTACATCGTCTGAACTGTACGATGTAAATAATAATGTTATTGCGACAGAGGAACCATATAGAGCATCTAGATATTCAGATGAAGGTGGTTGCCATTGGATACCTAACAAAGATTTAGAAATTGATGTAGTTATGGAAGGCATAGAAGAGACTTTAAAAATAAAAGAAGAGGATATACCAGATATTGATTTAGACGGTGGAAATTATGTTAAGCAGATTATCTCAAGCACATTACGATACCATTAATCCTTTATTAGCAAGTGGGCATTTAAATGCAGCTGTTGAGGGAAAGTATCATTACCCACATACAATAGTTTTGATACCTGGTTTATCGTGCATGTTTAAATGTACTTTTTGTGGTAGAAACTACGATGCCAGATTTAAAAATAGTGACATAAAATACTTTCATGTTTATGAGCAATTAATAAAACAAGATAAAGGAAGATCACAAATAAACATTGGTGGTGGTTTAGAACCTATGACTAATCCACACATTAATAAAATTATTAAATTACTTTATGAACATGGTTATCGTTCTAGAATGATTACAAATGGTTTTATGTTAACACCAAAATGGGTTGATAAAAACCCTGAGGTACATTTACTAGATCATTTAAGAATATCTGTTTATGGTATAGATGAAGAGGAATATAATAGAACTACGAGACACGACAAAGGATGGCAAGTAGTAAAAAATAATTTGATAGAATACAACAAACGATCTTTTAAAACAGATGTAAGTATTAATTATGTTATACTACCAGAAAACTTTAAAAGATTACATGAGTTACTTAATTACATAGAAGACATTGGTGGAGTAAGAGAGTTGTCTTTAAGAGAAGACTTTACAGCTAATCAATCGATTGAAGATAGAAAAAAATTTAAAGAAGTATTATTCTCATTTAGAGACATGGCGATTAAGCGTAAGATAAAAGTAGATTATGGTTATGCAATGAAAGAATTACTAGAGGGAAGAGAAGATTGTAAACTAATTCAATGTGACTTTAAACATCTTGACAATACACAATCACCTCAAGTAAAAATATATGTAGACCCTAAAGGTGACATATATAATTATACTGGTGCATCTTTTTTAGATAGAGAAGGTAGCGAAAAACATATATTAGGTAATATATGGAACTCGTCTATAGAAGATGAACTAAAAAAACAAAAAAAAATTGAACCATCAAGTGATGATCTAAAATATTTAGATGCGTTTGCTCATTTGATAGAATATTATAAATGGAGTGTTCGTAATGTATGAGTTGAAAGAGTATCTTAATTCTATAAACTATGGAAAAAATAATCTTATGGACAGTGGTGATGTAATGTATGAAAAGAAGTATCCAGCATATGTAGTTAATAAATGTCTAGCACCTTTTAATGATACGGTTATGTTAGTAAATGAAATGAATCGTAATCATCATCTAGACAAGAAACTACAGTATGACTTTTTACTAAATAGTTTAAGGACACGTAAAAGGTTTGCACCTTGGATGAGGTCAAGCAAGTCCAAAAATTTAGAGTATGTAAAAGAGTATTATGGTTATAATAATGAAAAAGGAAAATCGGCTCTTAACATATTAAACGATGAACAAATAAAACAAATAAAAGAAAAATTGAATAAGGGTGGTAAACATGGAAAACGTTAAATGGTCTAGAGAGCAGATGTTGGAAGTGACTCTAAAACAACCTGACGATTTCCTAAAGGTCAGAGAGACACTTTCACGTATCGGCGTAGCATCAAGAAAAGAAAAAAAATTATATCAATCATGTCATATACTTCACAAGCAAGGTAAGTATTACATAGTACATTTCAAAGAGCTGTTTGCATTAGATGGTAAGGAAACAAACTTATCAGAAAATGACATAGGTCGTAGAAATAGAATAGCATCACTATTAAGCGATTGGGGTCTAGTATCAATCATAGGTAAAACAGAACCTATCGCACCATTAAGTCAGATTAAGATTATTTCATTTAAAGAAAAATCAGAGTGGAATTTAGAAACAAAATATAATATTGGAAAGACTAAAGAAGTGAAAAATGATGCAAAACCTATCGGAACTTAAATCACAATTAAGAAAAATAGAGGAAGTACATTTAGACTATACACCATATGAAGAGTATGGTCGATATCGTTTTCCTATCGATAAAATAAAAGAATATTCAACAGTCTATAGTATTGGTGTCTCAAAAGATGTTGACATGGAAATTGCTATGGCAACTGATAATCCTAATTTAAAATTTCATTGTTTTGATGGTTCACCTGAATCAGCACAGTGGTGGAAAACAGATAGTTGGCCGTTTAAACCTCAAATGGAGTTTCATAATGTTTGTTATGCACCAGATAATGGTACACATAAATTTTATTTTAATCCTACAGAAATAGAGAATGAAAAAGGATATGGTGATAGACCATATGGTAGAGAGTATAATTTAAAACCACATTTTATCAAATCAGTAGACTCTATCTATGAAGATAAAAATCAATCACATGTTTTAGTTGAAACACAAAATTTAAGAACTATGATTAACAAACATGGTATGCCTGATTTAATTAAGGCAGATACTTGGGGCGTATGGTATGATACTTGTCGAGAAATATTAGATCATAACATACCAGTAAAATGTTTTCATGTTAGAGCTCACTTATATTGTCCTAATCCTCACGAGGCAATGTTTGATATGATTGAAGTTATAGATGAATTTAGATCGAAAGGATACAACGCTTGTTTATCTCGAAAAAGAGAAAACTTTGGTTGTGATATGTTTTTTATAAAATGACAGTTTATGATGAGTGGACACCTCTTAAAAAAGTCCTAATAGGTAAAACCTATGATGTTAGTAAAGTAGAAGATGAGTTTGAGAATAAAATTCTCATGGAGTACGACAACACAGTACGAAATAGAAGCGTGGAATATGCTGATAATACTCTAGATTACACTAATCATAAAAGAGATATCAAAGAACAATTACCATTATACAAAGATACTTTAAAAAAAATACATGATGAAACAAATGAAGATTTAAATTTACTTGCCAAGTTGTGTCAACAGTATGGTGCTGAAGTTGTAAGACCAGATGTTATTCCTAACATTGAAGATGGTTTAAGTCACCCGATGCAATGTAGAGATACAATAGGAAAGATTGGTAATACCATATTTGAAGTTTACACAGCTAAAAAAGAAAGAGGTTTAGAGAACTTAAATCATCAAAGAGTAATGTTAGATGAATTTAAGAATGGTGCTAGATACATTGCAATGCCACCAATGATGTATGAAAGTAAACCACAACAAGTCACAACAGATATAGACGAAGTAAACAGATATTGCAATGAAGAGATAGAATCATATGATAATCAAAATTGCATTATTGGTGACACAGCTGCTTTCTATAAATGTGGAAAACATATATTTCATACTTTTGCAAATCCTCAAGATAGATTAGGTATAAAAGAACATTCACAAATATGTATTACTAACAATGGTTTAGAATGGTACAAAAGGGAATTTCCTAAACATGAATTTATTGAGATGCAAGCCTACGGACATGTAGATGGTAAGATAGCAATATTAAGACCAGGGTTAGTATTAACATGGAAAAAAGAATATGTACCAAAAATAATGGTTGACAATAATTGGGATATCATTATAATGGACCCATCAGCAGAATACGATGGTAAGACTATCAAAGCATTATGCGAAGAGAGAGGTGTAAAGAATTATCCTATGCCAGAGTTATTAGGTGTGGCTCAAGAAACACGATTTGATTGTAATGTGTTATCTTTAGATGAAAACACTATTATTACTTCTGGTTATGATAAGAACTTAGCAGACAAGCTAAAAAAATATAATATCGAAATGATACCTTGGGTTAATCGTTGGAACTTTTTATGGTCTGGTGGTGCTCATTGTTGTTCATTAGATTTAAAACGAACTGGCAAATTGGAGAACTATTTTAATGATTGAATTTTTTGACGATGTATTAGAAATACATATAGCACAATTAATAGATGAGTCTGTTCACAATGGAACACACCCTTGGCATTGGAACTATAAAGCAAACTCTAAAATACCATCAAGACATTGGCATACCTTAGCAGGTCATAGCATAGATGAAATGATGAAGAATGGTTATGATTACTTGGGCCCATTATGGGAAACTATTGAACTTAAATATCCAAAACTTAAAATTAAAAGATGTTATTTAAACGCACATACACCTGGCGTTGAACCAACAATACATAAGGACGATGGCGAAGTCACTTTCATATACTATCCTAAATTAAATTGGGATGTAAACTTTGGTGGTGGCACAACAATTTACGATGAGAACCTTAACAAAGGAACTCTAATTAATTATAAAGGAAATAGATTAATATGTTTTACAGCATCATTGCCACATCAAGCAATGCCTGTATCTAGATTATGTCATGATTTAAGAACTTGTATAGTTTTTAAAACAACTAAAGTGAATGAGTAAATTTTATACTAATATAATTCAATGGGGTAACAATCTTCTATTGAGAGAGATTGTAAATGGTGAGCGAGTTAATCGTAGGGTTAAGTATTCGCCAACTATGTTTTGCCCTGTCATGAGAGAAACAAAGTATAAAACCTTACAAGGCAAGTATGTCATGCCTATCAAACATGAGACAATCAAAGAAGCAAAGAACTGGGTACAACAATACGAAGATCAACCTCACCTAGTTTATGGTAACACCAACTATCAGTTTTCATATCTGTATGAACAATATCCTAACCTTGATTGGAATATGGATGAGATACTAATTATCACTATCGATATTGAAGTTGCTTGTGAGAATGGTTTCCCAAATGTAAAAGATGCAGTTGAGGAAATGTTATCTATCACGATTAAAAATCAGCAGAATAAACAAATATTTGTTTGGGGTGTGGGTAAATTTAAAACAGAAAGAAAAGATGTTGTTTATATTGAATGTGAAAATGAATATGAATTACTTACAGAGTTTCTAAAGTTTTGGAAAGTAAATCAACCAGACGTTATTACAGGTTGGAATACAGAGTTTTTTGATATACCTTATTTGTGTAATCGTATCAAAAAGATCATGGGTGAAGATACTCTAAAAGATTTATCACCATGGCGTTCAGTAATATCTAAAACAGTTTATCAAATGGGTAGACAATATCAGGTGTATGATATTCAAGGTATTGCAGCTCTTGACTATTATGATTTGTATCGTAAATTTACATACACTAACCAAGAAAGTTATAAACTAGATTATATTGCTAGTGTTGAACTTGGTATTAAAAAGGATGAAAATCCACATGAAACTTTTAGAGATTGGTACACAAATGACTTTCAATCTTTCATAGATTACAATATCAAAGACGTTGAGATAGTTGATCAATTAGAAGACAAGATGAAACTAATTGAACTATGTTTAACTATGGCATATGAAGCAAAAGTAAATTATGTTGATGTTCTAGGAACTGTTAGGTATTGGGATATGTTAATACACAATTACTTAATGGATAAAAAGATTGTAATACCACAAAAGACAGAGAAACAAAAGTCTGACAAGTATGAAGGTGCATATGTAAAAGAACCTCAAGTTGGTGAACATAAATGGGTTGTGTCTTTTGACTTGAACTCACTATATCCACATTTAATCATGCAGTATAATATATCACCAGAAACATTGAAAAGTGAAAAGACAGTACCAAACATGAATGTAGATAAACTACTATCTAAAAAAGTTGATACAAGTATTTTAGAAAATACTACCATGACACCAAATGGTGCTTTGTTTAGAACTGATAAAAAAGGTTTCTTACCAGAGATGATGCAGACAATGTATGATGATAGGGTAAAATATAAACGAGCGATGTTAGATGCTAGACAACAGTATGAGAAAACAAATAATCCTAACCTTCTCAAGATGATATCTAAATTTGATAACATACAGATGGCGAGAAAGATTTCACTTAACTCAGCATATGGTGCGATTGGTAACAACTGGTTTAGATATTACAACTTACCTATGGCAGAGGCAATCACTACTGCTGGTCAGTTGTCTATTCGTTGGATAGAAGAAAAATTAAATCAATACATGAATGATTTACTAAAAACAAATGATGTTGATTATGTTATTGCGTCTGATACAGATTCAGTTTACATACGTTTTGATGAACTGATTGAAAAGTTTAAACCAAAGAACCCTGTAGATTTTTTAGACACTATCACAAAAGAGAAGATAGAACCATTTATCAATCAAGCATATAAGGAACTTGCTGATTACACACACGCATATGATCAAAAGATGCAAATGAAACGTGAGGTGATTGCAGATAAAGGTATTTGGACAGCAAAGAAAAGATATATCTTAAACTCTTATGATGTTGAAGGTGTTAGATATGCTAAACCTAAATTAAAAATTATGGGAATAGAAGCGGTTAAGTCTTCAACACCAGCACCTTGTAGAGAAAAAATCAAACAAGCATTACGTATAATTATGGATGGTGATGAAAAAGAACTAAACACTTTTATTCAAGATTTTAGAAAAGATTTTCTAAACATGACACCAGAAGATGTGGCATATCCTAGAGGAGTAAATGGTTTAGACAAATGGACTGAATCACATAACCTATTTAAAAAAGGAGCACCAATACATGTTAAAGGTGCTATACTTTACAATCACTTGATTAGAAAAAATAGATTGGCTCATAAGTATCCTTTCATACAAGAGGGTGATAAGATTAAATTTTTACATATGAAACTTCCAAATGTATATCAATCTTCTAGCATCTCTTTCATAACTAAACTACCAAAAGAAATAAATTTTGCAGTAGATTATGAATTGCAGTTTGAAAAGTCTTTTGTAGAACCACTAAACTATATTATAGAAAAAATTAAATGGAATGTAGATCGTAGTTATGGAACTCAAGGAACATTAGAAAGTTTTTTTGCATGATAGATAAACTACTAGTTGAAAACATAGAACAAACAACACCAGACAAAGAGGTCGCAGTATTATTATCTGGTGGGGTGGACAGTATATCTGTTGCACTAGCAGCTCACAGACTAGGGAAAACTATAACAGCATATTCTTTTTGTCTTGACAATGAACCGTCTTATGATTATAATAAAGCAAAAGAGATTGCAGAGAATCATAATTGGGCATTTGTAGGAACTAGAATAGATACTACAAAACTTGAAGAGGACTTTTATAGATTAGTAAGTTTGGGATGTAAGAAGAAAACCCACTATGAATGTGTGTATCCTTTCTTACATGTTTACCCAAAGATTGCAGAGACTTACGTACTCTCTGGTTGGGCGGCAGATGGTTATTATGGAGTGAGTAAAAAAGCAAATATCCATTATAAACATACAAAAGAAAAGTTTGATGAGTTTAGAGATCAATACTTTTTACCAGAGAATACTGCTGGATATATTATGCATAAAAAAGTTTCAGATATGTTTAATAAAAAATTTATTACACCATATCTAAGAATGAACGTGAAAGAATATTTTTATAGTATGGATTGGTATCAACTAAATCAACCTTATCAGAAACATCACGTAAGAACTGCTTTTAACCTTGACAAAGACGTTAAGAAACATTTAAACTTACAATTAGATTCAAAAATAAATGTTTTGTTCGAGAGACTGCTAAATAATAAAAAGATAAACTACAAGGGAAGATTAAGAGTAATGGACATGGTTAGAGATTGGCCTAAACAAGAAGGTGCAACACTAAACCAATTTATGTTATGAAGTACAAACCTTATTTACTAAAAGATGTACATGCTGGAGAAGCACAAAACAAATTTAGAGTAATATCTACGTTTGCAGGTGGCGGTGGTTCATCTACAGGTTATAGACTTGCAGGTGGTAAGATACTTGCAATAAATGAGTTTGTAGAAGAGGCAAGAAATACTTACAAAGATAATTATCCTAATACACCTATCCTTGATGGTGACATAAAAGAATTACAAGGTAAAGATTTTTTAGATATTACAAAATTAAAAGAAGGCGAACTAGAATTACTAGATGGTAGTCCACCATGTTCAGCATTTAGTATGTGTGGTACACTTGCGAGAGAGGGAACTGTACATAGTGACGGATATGGTAAAACTAAATCTTACTCTGATGGTAAGATTGTTACTAATATAGAAGATTTATTTTTTGAGTTTTTAAGAGTTGCAGATAAGATTAGACCAAAGACTATCATTGCAGAGAATGTTGAAGGTCTAACAGTTGGAGAAGCAAAACAATATTTTAATAAAATTCAAAACACATTTGAAGACATCGGATATCAAGTAGTTGCAAAAGTACATGATTGTTCACAATTTGGTGTTCCACAAAGAAGACGTAGAGTTTTCTTTATGGCAGTACGTGATGATATTATGGATAAGGTTGGTTTAAACTTTATGACATTATCATCTATATTTCCTGAGCCAAACAATACTATCACAACTTTACAAGGTGCCTTCGATGGTTTAGAGTATGACAAAGAGGAAGTTGATATGTTAACTACAAAATGGAAAGAGACAGCATACTATAAACAAACATGTGTTTTGATGCCAAGAAACCCAGAGAGAGTTATTACTGGTACAGACTATCATCCTAAAGGATGGCATTTTAATTTAAAGATTGCTTCAGAGTTTCATCCTAGTCCTACTATCACAGCAATGGGTGCTACAGAAAAGACTGCTGGAGTTTGTCATTGGAATGATGATAGAAAGTTTACACTTGGCGAATTAAAAAGAGTCACTTCACTACCAGATGACTTTAAACTAACAGGCAAGTGGGCACAAAAAAGTGAAAGGTGTGGTAGGATGGTGCCAAGTCTTATGATGAAAGCTCTTGCTAATTCAATGTATGAAAAGGTGATAAAAAATGTCAGATGAACAAAAAATAGAATTACTAGAAAAACAAGTCCTTGAACTTAAAAAAGAACTTGAGGTTATAAAAGTAAAAGTATTTGAAGATGAGAATATTTGGAAAGAAGCAGTCGATAGATTTGGAACAGGTATCGCTGGATGATAAAAACAAACGATTTTACATTTGCACATAGAGATGAAGGTTTTGATCTTCACATAGATAAATCTATTCGTGGTTATCAAGATATGTTAAAAGATGTTGTGTCTTTTTCTAGATACTTTGTAGAAGATGGTACTTATGTTTTAGATATAGGATGTTCAACAGGTAAACTTACTGATAGAATAATAAAAGCAAATAAAGATATAGCACCATCTGCTCATTATGTTGGTGTTGAATATGCAGAGGGATTTCAAAAAGATTTAAGAGAAAGAACAAAAACAATTAAAAACAATCATGATGTTGATGCTAAATTTTTACATGCAGATATTAGATATCATGAGTTTGATTATAGAAAGAAATTATCATTTGCAACTTCTATCTTTACTTTACAGTTTATGCCAAAGAGAGATAGAGAGGATGTAATTAAAAAAGTTTACGATCAATTACAACCAGGTGGAGCATTTGTGTTTGCAGAAAAAGTATATTGTGATAATCCACAAATACAAGACATGATGACTTTCATGTATTACGATCACAAGAAAGAAAGTTTTACTTGCGATGATATAATGACAAAAGAAAAAACATTAAGACACATGTTAAAACCTAATACTTGGGATGAATTAAAACAGTTTATGTATAATGCTGGATTTAAAGATGTGCAAGTGTTTTGGCGTAATTTTATGTTTATAGGAGCGATAGCAATAAAATGACAGAGTTTACGCAAGGTATATTTAAAACAATAGGTGGTACAAGTATAGGTAGGGCATTGATCTATACTATTGGACATATAATAATAGCAATGTCGGTTGTAAGTGTTGTAACAGGTGCTAGTTTATTTGAAGCAGGTATCGTTGCACTAGTAGAACCTACTATCAATGGTGTATGGTTTTACATACTAGACAAAATGTTCACTAAATACGTAAGGAGTAAATAATGGCTGGAAGTGATTTTTTAAAAGAGATAATTAAAACAACAGGTAATGAATATGCATCATTAGCTAATGATGGTATTGAAAGTGGTGATGTATCAGATTTTATTGATACAGGTTCATATATTTTTAATGCTCTTCTTTCAGGTTCACTACATGGTGGACTTCCACAAAACAAAATTACAGCATTAGCAGGTGAGTCTGCAACAGGTAAAACATTTTTCCTTATGGGAATGGTTAAACATTTTTTAGATGCAAACCCAGATGGCGGTGTTGTTTACTTTGAATCAGAATCAGCGATTACTAAAAAGATGGTTGTTGATAGAGGTATAGATGCAGATAGAATGGTTATTGTACCAGTCACTACTGTACAAGAATTTAGAACACAAGCGATTTCAGTATTAGATAGATATATGCAACAAGACGTAGATATACGAAGACCATTGTTTATATGTTTAGACTCTTTAGGTATGTTATCTACTACAAAAGAAGTAGAAGATACTAAAGAAGGTAAAGAAACTAGAGATATGACGAGAGCTCAAGTATTGAAAGCTGCGTTTAGAGTATTGACATTAAAACTTGGAAAAGCAAAAGTACCAATGGTAGTTACTAATCATACTTACGATGTTGTTGGTTCTTACATACCTATGAAAGAAATGGGTGGTGGAAGTGGATTAAAATATGCAGCTTCTTCTATCATATATCTCTCTAAGAAAAAAGATAAAGTAGGCACAGAGGTTGTTGGTAATATTATACATTGCAAAAATCAAAAATCAAGATTGACAAAAGAAAATTCTATGGTGGATGTTAAACTTACATATACAAAAGGACTTGATAAGTATTATGGTTTACTACCACTAGCTGAAAAATATGATATATTTAAAAAAGTATCTACTAAGTATGAACTACCAGATGGTAGAAAAGTATTTGGTAAATCTATAAATGATGACCCTAAAACTTATTTTACTGAGGAAGTAATGAGTAAGTTAGAGGATGCAGCTCAAAAGGAATTTTCATATGGCGGACAAGAAGAAGAAGCGGTATAGTTATATACAATCAGCAAAGTATCCTAATCAAACTTGTATAGGAATAAACGAAGGTAAGTTTGCTGGTGTAATATACAAATATGGAAAAGTAACACCAATAGAAAAAGATGACAAACTAACAATGCAGTTTGAGTTTGACATTTTAGAAAACAATGGTTTACCTAGAGATGTTTTTAATGACGAGTTTTTTAATTATATTGGTGATATATTAGTGGAAGTAATTGATAAACAAAACGCATGACCATATCACAAGTAACAGTCGCAACAGTCATATGGTTAGCCATAACCTATGTATTGTATAAACACATTACTTTTCCTAAAATAGAAGAGTGTTATAGAATGTGGTTGCAACGAAAATATTGGACGGACTATAATATAGTAGAAGCACTAGCATGGTTTACAAAAGCTATAATTATAATACCAGGGTTAATATTTAAAGTAGAGATATGGTGGTTATACATTTTTAGTTTAGCTACAAGTACTATGTTAGTATGGGCATCTGAAAAGAAATTGTTACCGACACTTGTAGGTTTTAATACTATGTGGATTTGGCTAAGTCTTATGGTACTAGTACAACAGTTAAAAATATGAACAAAACAATAGAAAAGACAATACTCTCTCACCTGATTTGTAATGAGGATTACTGTAGAAAAGTAATTCCTTTTATCAAGGAAGATTACTTTACAGATAAAAATGATAAAGTAATTTATCAAGAGACATTAAAGTTTATACAAAAGTATAATAAAACACCTACGACTACTTCGATACAAATTGAAATAGATGGTAGGAAAGATTTGAATGAAGCTCAGTTCAAAGAGATAAGAGAAATAGTATCATCATTTGAAAAAGAAGATGTTGATATTGATTGGTTATCTGATACTACAGAGAATTGGTGTAAAGACAAAGCAATATATAATGCAATCGTTGACGGCATATCAATCATCGAAGGCAGAGATAAGAATCGCAAACCAGATGCATTACCAACGTTACTAACAGATGCACTAGCAGTTTCATTTGACAATAGAGTTGGACATGATTATCTAAAAGACTCTAATGAAAGGTTTGATTATTATCATAAAATAGAAGAGAGAATACCTTTTGATTTAGAATTTTTTAATAAGATTACAAAAGGTGGATTACCACAAAAGACTTTAAATGTTGCACTTGCTGGTACAGGTGTAGGTAAATCTTTGTTCATGTGTCATATGGCATCTAACTGTTTATCTCAAGGAAAAAATGTTTTATACATCACACTTGAAATGGCAGAGGAACGTATCGCAGAAAGAATAGATGCTAACTTAATGAATATTAGTATTGATGATCTACATGATTTACCTAAAACAATGTATGAAGATAAGATTGACAAAGTTAAGAAAAGAGCATCTGGTAATCTTATCATCAAAGAATATCCAACAGCATCAGCACATACAAATCATTTTAGACAATTAATACAAGAACTAGCGATTAAAAAATCATTTAGACCAGATATAATCTTTGTAGATTATCTTAACATATGTGCTTCATCTAGATTTAGAGGTGGAAGTAACATCAATTCATATACAATAATAAAAGCAATAGCAGAGGAATTAAGAGGACTAGCAGTAGAGAACAATCTACCAATAGTCACAGCAACACAAACAACAAGAAGTGGTTTTGTTTCAACTGACATAGGATTAGAAGATACATCTGAATCATTTGGACTACCAGCAACAGCAGACTTTATGTTTGCACTTATCTCAACGGATGAGTTAGAGGAATTAAATCAGATAGCTGTTAAACAATTGAAAAACAGATATAATGACCCAACAAGTAATAAAAGATTTGTGCTTGGAGTAGACCGAGCAAGAATGAAATTGTATGACGTAGAAATGAAAGCTCAAAATGATATAGTGGATAAAAATCAAGAGGAAGACGATACACCATTATTCGATAAATCAACAATAGGGTCAAGATATGAAAAATTTCAAAAACTCAAGGTTTAAAATCGAGATTAGTACTTTTGGGGGAAAGAAACCCTATCTTTGTTATGATAAAAAGTACAATCATATTGTTCATAGATTTGAATTTAAAGAAGACGCAAGGGAGTGGTGTAAAATGCAAAACAAAAACTGCACCTTCGGACGATTTGAGTTCCCTCGATTTCTACGACCATACGATGAATAAATACTTGTTATTGTATAAATGGAGAGATTGATGTCAATCAGCAAGTACATAAAACAAGTAAGAAACAGACAAGAAAACAAAGTAGATCATCTTGAAAGAATATCAGACCTCATTCAAGAGGATGCTATGAATCTTCCTATTGACATTTTTAGAGGATTATCCTATTCAAAATCTAGTAAACTCTCTTCATCTAAAAGAGATGTCATAATTGTACGTTCACCAGACAGAGAAACAGATCGAGACGAAATATTAAGAAATTTAAGACAAGCTGGTGTAGATGCAAAACTAGGAGACTCACAATCTAGTGTAGACCCTATCGATGGTAAGTTTGAAGATAGAGCATTTAGAATATTCGTTAAACCAGAATCAGGTGGAATGGGTGAGACAACTTTAAATGCTTCTATGACTGAACTGTTTCCATGTATCGCATTTGAAAACAAATACAAACCAAAAGATGCTAAATCTTTTCATGAATATTTGATAGATGTTGATCTTAAAAAACTTAAATGTGTTATACCAGGTGATGTAGAAAAAGCTCAAGAGATAATCAACAGAGCAGATACTTCATCAAAGTTTGAAGATAAAATGAACAATGCTATTGCAATTCATAAATTTATTCTAGATCAAAACAAAGATAAAAGAATAGTTGAGACTAGGTGGGGGCCAACAAATAAATCTAAACCCACAGGTGTACCAGGTGGACACCCTGGTGATATATTCTTAACTTACTTTGACAAATCAATATTAGGAGTTAGTTTAAAAGCAGGTGGTAAGAAAACCTCTGAACCTAAACTAAACACTTATGTTAATACTGTATTCAACGCATTTAGACAAGGAAATAAGTTAAGAAGAATTTATGCTAAAGTATATAAAGACGCACATGGTAAGATTCCAGGTATGCCACCAGCAAATAGATTTCAGAAAGATAGAAAAACATCACAAGTTTTAAGAGACTTTGACAAAAAGAATAATAAAAGATACGAGGAACTTTACAATGTATATCTTGAGATAATGAGACAAGAAGTTATCAAACTGTTTAATGCAGATAGAAAAAATACTTTAGAGTATATTAAGAAAGAAGTTTTAAGAGATGCACCAGATGTTCCTACATTGGTTATTAAAGCAGCTGGTAAAGGTTATTCAGAGATAACTGAAAAGGATGCTTTGGGAGTATTCATACCACAAGTAGATTTTGTAAAAGCATATCCTAGCAGAACTTCAAAGCAAAATTGGGAGATAGAATTAAAGTCTGGTTCAGATAGTTTGATTATGAAGATGTCTATTAGAACAAATAAATCAGGTCATGCAGGTGTAAAAAAATTAGGACAACACTCTCTTGCAGTAAAATATAACTCACTAGGAACAAAGTAATGAAAACATTTAAAGATTTAATGAATGATAGTAGATGTCCACCAGGCATGAGGTACGACAAAAAATTAAAACAATGTGTGCCAATAAAGATAAGATATAAAGGAAGATATATTCTCGGAGTTCCCAAAAGTTCAGATAACTCAAATGGTGATGATAGTGGTAATGGTAACGGCAATGGCAATGGTAATGGAAATGGTAACGGAAACGGAAATGGTGGAAACGGCAACGGTGGAAACGGTGGTGGAGGTAATGGCGGAGGCGAGTCTTACTTAGCTGCAGACGTTAGAAGAATGCCCGATGGTAGATATGGTGTATATGCAGATAAATTTAAAAATAAAAAAAGAGTTATGACACCAGGTGGAAAACACGCAAAAGAATTAAAAAAAGTTTACAGTAATAAAAAAGATGCCAATGATTACATGGCAGCTATAATGATGGCGAAAGGTGGATAATGTTAAGTTTTATACAAGAACAAGCTGGTAAAAATCTTCACATGGAACACATTGAAGATGAGATTATTAATCATGGTGTTCCTGGTGGAAGAGCAGCAATAAACTTTTTAAGAAGTTTAAGAGATATGTTAGCAGGTGCAAGTAGATCATCTGTTAATATGACTGTTAAATGGGATGGTGCTCCAGCGATATTCGCTGGTATAGACCCATCTGATGGTAAGTTTTTTGTTGCAAAGAAATCAGTATTTAATGTTAATCCTAAATTATACAAAACAAATAAGGAGATAGACGATGACTTATCTGGTCAACTTAATGCAAAGTTTAAAGTGGCTCTCAAAGAGTTTTCAAAACTTAACATTAAAGGTGTACTTCAAGGTGATCTCATGTTTACAAATGATCTTGGTAAAACTAAAATCGATGGTGTTTCATATATCACATTTCAACCCAACACTATTGTTTATGCTGTTCCTAGTGATTCTGACTTTGCAAAGGTTATAAACAAGGCAAAGATTGGAGTAGTATGGCATACAACATATACAGGTAAAGACTTACCTAGTATGAAAGCATCTTTTGGTGCAGACATAAAAAAACTTACAAACACATCATCGGTTTGGATGGATGATGCACAATATAAAGACGTTTCTGGTAGAGCAACATTTACTAAATCAGAAACAGATCAAATAACTAAAATATTATCTGAAACAGGTAAGACTTTTCAAAGAATATCAAGTCCTTTACTTAAAAAATTCTTGAGTTTACAAGGGTCTATGACTGGTCAGTTAGCAGGTGCATCATACAAGACATATTATAATAGTAAAGTAAGAGCAGGTGAGACAATCAAAAACCCTAGTAAATATGCGAAAGAATACGTTGATTTTGTTGAAAAAGCCTTGCAAAAACAAGTAGATAAGTTAAAAACACCTAAAGGCAAACAAAAATATGAGAATATAAAGAAACAATATACTATAGAAATTAAGAAACATATACGTAATTTAGAACAGGTTGTCAGATTTCAAAACTTATTAATAGATGCTAAAATGCAGATAGTAAAAAAACTAAATAGTGTTAAGCAGTTGACTGACACGTTTATTAAGACTGGTAATGGATATAAAGTGACTAACCCAGAGGGTTATGTAGCAATAGATAGAGTGACAGGCAACGCAGTTAAATTAGTTGATCGTATGGAGTTTTCTTTCAATAACTTCACAGCGATTAAGCAATGGGATAAATGATAAATGAGAACGTTCGCAGAATTAACTAAAGATATAGAAGAGTTGCGTGTAATCAACGTTGCACAAAGACGTAAGATTGCAAGACGAATGAAACGTCTAGCAAAATCTTCAGCATTCCAAAAGAAAAAAGAAAGAGCAAAATTAAAGATTGCTTCGCCCGAGAAACAAGCTGTAAAAGCAAGAAAAGCTGCTAAAAAAATCATAATCAAAAAGTTCTTTAAAAATTATGATAAGTTATCCCCACAAATGAAGATGAAAGTTGATCAAAGAATAGCTGCCAAATATGGTAACGCTATCAATAAGATTGCTCAACGTATGAAGATCAGAGTTAAAAAAGGTGAGATAGAAAAAGTAAAAGCAGCTAGAGCTGCGAGACAGGCGAAACAAAGTGAAAAATAATATAACAAAGTTTTCAGTTTACGAAGCACCTCTTGTAGAAAAGAAAGTTGTATTTACTTTTGGTCGTTTCAATCCACCAACTACAGGTCACGAAAAACTGATTGATAAAGTTAAATCAGTTGCAGGTAGTGATGACTATCGTATCTATCCATCACAATCACAAAATCAAAAGAAAGACCCTCTTCCATATTCTAAAAAAATAGCATACATGAGAAAGATGTTTCCTAAACATAAAAGAAGCATTGCTGTAGATAAAAATCCTAAAACTGCTATAGATGTTGCAACGTCTTTATATAACTCTGGTTATAGAGATGTAACCATGGTCGTAGGTTCAGATAGAGTAAAAGAATTCGAAACACTATTGAAAAAATACAATGGTGTAAAAGCAAGACATGGTATGTATAAGTTTGACAACATCAAAGTTGTATCTGCTGGTGACAGAGACCCAGATGCTGAAGGTGTGTCAGGCATGTCGGCAAGTAAAATGAGACAGGCTGCTACTGATGGTAATATGAATGCTTTCATGGATGGTTTGCCAAAAGGATTTAGAGACGGTAAACAATTATACAGAGATGTTAGAAAAAACATGGGTATCAGAGAAGAGAAAGATATGGGTACCATGAGTGACTATGAGTCTAAGAGAGATGCGTATCTAACAGGTAAGATTTGGAACATAGGTGATATAATCGAAGCAAAAGATATGACAGGTCCTATTGTTCAAAGAGGTACAAACTATGTGTCAATGGAAGTAAATAACAAAATTCATAGAGTATGGTTACATGATATAGAAGAAGGTTCTAGTGCTTTTGCACCAAGTGTATTTAATAAAGATTTAGGTCGTGTTGCTAAAGATCAAGATAAAACATATAATAAAATGTCTAGTAGAGACAAGAAAAAAGTATTACAATTAATAAAAAGAAAAAAGATGGGTGTTGGATTTGCATTAAGACAAGTTCAAAAAGAATATGCACATGGTGGAAGAGCTCAAGGATATGGATTGTACAGACCAACAGCTGATTTAAATTTAAGAGCTTCTAAATTAGATAAGACAAGACAAGACAAAGATGTGAAAGACGAACCAGGTACAC